TATACTGTTGAAGTAAAAATAAAAGATGCGTTGCGCAGCAAAGCTGGGTTATCTAAAAGAACCGGCAAAATTAATACTACATTAGTGAATAACCAAACTCACGAAATATTAACTAACCCCGATAAGATGTCTATAACAATTGTAGACGACTCAAGCAAACCATTTATAAGATGTAATATAAATGGCGGCGACAGCAATGCTTATTACTTTAATCTCGAAGATCCAACGTATATGTTCAACTTTAAAGACGAACCTATATTCGAAATAGAAAAAGCAGATAGAGAATTCTATATATCTATATTTGACACGTACGAGTCAGATGATGAAACAAACACTAAAGCATTACTGCCGGTAATCTTGCGAGACTTTTATACAGATACTTATTACAACGGAGTTTTTGATCCTAATCTAAATCAGTTTACTGAAGATTTTCCATTAACTCCTACAAACAAAACAAGTATTGTAAGTTTTATACGCAGTCATGGTCGTGCAGAACCAGACTTTGTGCCTGATGCTCAAGTAGTCTTTGACCCAAGTAGCTCAGATAAAGGTATTAATTTAAAAGAAGTTCCTTATTACGTAAATACTTATAAGAAATCTGAGTACGTATTAAATGCTGAAGAACCTACAACTCCCCTGGAATACGGGACTGCCGTTACTTTAGCTGATATATGCCCATTAACCTATAAGCTAATGCATCATATGTTAGGTAACGGAGTTCCTGAAACAGAACACTTTGTAAATTGGTTAGCCTATATTTACCAAAAGAAACGTAAGTCCATGACTGCATGGATACTAACGGGTGTGCCGGGTACCGGTAAAGGGTTATTTGTTAATAAAGTACTTAAGCCTTTGTTTGGTCAAGAACAAGTGCCAATGAAAAACTTAGAAAATATAGAAGAGCAGTTTAATCTATACATGCGCTCTGCATTATTTTTAATCATTGATGAGTTTCGTATGACTGACGCTAATGGCGGCAGCTTACGTATGGCTGATAAATTAAAAAATCAAATAACAGAACCTACATTAACTATTAGAGCTATGCGTAGCAATCAAACAGAACTGCCAAGTTTTACAAATTTTATATTCTTAACTAATAGACCTGATGCCGTTAAGATCGAACCAGGCGATAGACGTTACAATGTAAGTCCAAGACAAGAACTAAAGTTAGACGAAGTCTATCCAGAAGTTATAGAAAATATAGACAACTTACATCTTGAGCTCAACAATTTAGCCGGTGTGCTACAAACTTTTAAAGTAGATACACGCATGGCTAGAACTTGTATGAACAATGAAGCTAAAGCTCATATGCGCAATACAACAATGTCTATCTTCGAAGAATTTTGTGATGCATTGAAACAAGGCAAGCTAGAATTTTTTACAGATGTATTAGATATTAGTTTGAATAATGTGCTTCAAGCAGGTAATATAATGAATGCACAACGATTTGTGAAAGCTTGGATTGCAGATGCCCACACTGGGTATTCTATAGTCAAAGTAGAATTTTTAAGGAATGTATTCCATGTCCAGACTGAACAGAATCCTCCGCTTTCCATTCGTCAATTTAACAAACAACTTGAAAGGAATGGATTGACTCAAGTACGTAAACGCGAGAACAACTCTAATAGAGACGCAACTCCGATTCGAGGAATTGTTGTCACTTGGAAAACCAACGCAAAACAACTAAAAGAATTAGTTGGTCTACATTTTGATGCTAATGATCAAAAATTACTACGTACAGTAAATAAAAAATAATGAACAAATTAACTCAAGATAGTAGACCTGATCAAGAGTCTATGCTTGCTCCACCTGTCACATTAGGTGAAGTAGCTTCATGGTCATACTCAGCACTTAAAGTGTTTGAAGAATGTCCGTATCGAACCTATCTTGCAAGAGTACAAAAAATACCAGACCCATCGGGGCCTGCTGCAGAACGTGGTACGTTAATACACGAACAAGCAGAAGATTTTGTATCAGGTGCATTAACTAAATTTCCAACTTCACTTAGTAAATTTAACGATGAGTTCGATCAACTTCGTACGTTATATAACGAAGGCAGTGTAGAACTTGAAGGTGAATGGGCATTTACAACTGACTGGCAAACTACCGGTTGGAAGTCCAACGATTGTTGGGCACGTATTAAACTTGATGCATTAGTCAATGAAAACGAAACATCTGCTCGTGTTATTGACTATAAAACAGGTAGAAAATTTGGTAATGAAATGGCTCATTCACAACAATGTTTGCTGTATGCAATAGCAACTTTTATGAGATATCCAAACTTACAATTTTTAAATACAGAGTTGTGGTACTTAGATCATGGCGAAACCACAACTCACTCTTATACCAGGGAAGAAGCGTTATTGTTTTTGCCTAGTATACACAAGCGTGCAGTCAAGATGACTACTAGCACTAACTTTCAACCGCGCCCAAGCAAATACAATTGCAAATGGTGCAACTACAAAAAAGGAGATACCCCTGCATGTGAGTGGGGAATATTATGAAAAATATATACAGAAAAGCTTTAATTGCAATGGGTATTGCCGTAAGTGGTAGTCTTTGCTTAAGTGCCATTAATCTTGGTATTCAAGCAATTATTACAGCCACTGCGTTAATTACTGTTGGCTATTTATTATGGAGTAGCTCTAGTGAAAAGCGCATTACTAAGACTAAATAAAACACTATTTACTGCAATGCAACTAATAAAACTATATGCCTTAATGAAACTACTATGGAGGAAATACAATGATACTCGCAGGTCTGATATCAGCAATCGGAATTCTGATTCTGATACTAAAGCTAGGAATGAGAAAAGTCATAAGCTACGACGTAGCAATTGACGTTATCGTTACTGGCATTCTAATGTTTTCACTTGCTGGGACTTACTCAGGAATGATGGCTGCATTAGTAGGAGGGTTGTTCGTTTCCGTCACCCTTTTCCTAATGAAGCGATTCATGGTTCGTGAAGAATTGGTAGTGCGATGCAAAGACTATCCTATTCTTCAGAATCGTTTCACTATTCCAGTCCCTTACTTTCGGTGGCAGACTGTACGGCCGCAATAAGTTTGTAGGTCACACTTCGCTGTTGTGGTCGGAGTGTGGCCTACATCTTATCTTATAAACTAAAAAACTAAAGGAACTATTATGTTACAAGCTTTTGAACATCAAAAAACAACAACTAATTTTATAGCTAAACAACCTTATTGTTTAGTAACGTCTGACCCTGGCACCGGTAAAACACGCAGTGTGCTAGATGCTTTTTTAAATACAAAAAAAGAAAACGACAGGCTCCTGGTGCTAGCACCGTTGTCTATCTTGCAAGCATCGTGGGGAGATGATATAGAAAAATTTACGCCTAACTTAACTTACACAATTGCTCTTGCAGCTAATAGGAAAAAAGCGTTTCAACAGAATACTGATATAACTATTACTAACCATGATGCAATTAAGTGGCTATTAGACAATCCAGAATTTATAAAAAACTATTCAATGCTTTGTATTGATGAGTTTACTGCATTTAAAAACGCCAATAGTGCCCGCACCAAAGCGTTACTACGAATAACAAGACCTAATATAAAACGTAGACCCCCTAATCAAAACGAAGATACATCTTGGAAAAGCATCGTAGCTATGTCCGGAACACCTAATAGTAATACTATTTGTGACATTTGGGCTCCTGCTTTAGTAGTTGATGGAGGCATTAGATTAGGTAAACGCTTTCATAGCTTTCAGTCACAAGTATGCACAAGTCATTGGAATGGCTTTGGCAACGAATGGAAAGATAAAGAAGGTGCAGAACTTATGGTAGCTGCTGCACTTAAAGATATTAATATTCGATACAAACTAGAAGATTGTATTGATATGCCTGAAAAAAATGTAAGAACTATGTATTTAGATTTGCCACCAGACATACAACAACAGTATAACGAACTAGAAGATTCATCTGTATTGTATACCGGTGAAGAAACTATTAACGCAATACACGCGGGTGCACGGGTAAAGAAGCTATTACAACTTTGTACTGGCGCTGTATACGTGCCTGATGGTGAAGGAACTACTAAAAGTATTGGCATACACAAACAGCGTTATGATTTAGTAATGTCGTTAGTCGCTGCAAGAAAACATAGTTTAGTAGCGTTTAATTGGCGACACGAAAAAGATTACCTAGTAGAAGAAGCCGTCAAACAAAAGATTAGTTACGCAGTTATCGATGGCAGTGTACCTAGTAAAAAGCGTACTGATGCTGTTGCTAGGTTTCAAGCAGGACAACTACAAGTATTGTTTTGTCATCCGCAAGCTGCAGGTCACGGTCTAACATTAACTAAAGCTAACAGTATTATTTGGGCATCACCTACTTATAACGCTGAGCACTTTGAGCAATTCAATGGTCGTATCTATCGTGCAGGACAAACACAAAAAGTAGAAATTATATTAATAGCTGCAAGACATACCTGGGAGCCAACAGTTTACAAAAAACTAACTTCCAAACTAGCCAGAATGGAAGAACTACTAAATATACTAAAGGAGCTAAGAGAAGCTAATGAGAAAAATTGATGACATTATTAATGATAGAGCTGAAATAGAACAAGCGTTAAAACGACATAAAGACGCTATAAAAGTTTTAGAAGAAAAGAAACAAGAAATTGATGTCGAACTTATGAAAAAGTTTGAACAAGAAGGAACAACATCTAGCGGAACTACAACCGCTAATTGTACCGTAATTGAAGAAAGCTATCCGCGTCTCTCAGATGCTGAGGTTTTTTTCGATCATATAAGAGAAAGTGGTGATTACTCTCTCTTATATAAACGTGTAGGTCTAAAAGCTTGGAGAGAATACCATGCAATGTATGGCAACCCTCCAGGTGTTGAAGAATCTACAATGAAAAAAGTAACTATAAAACTAAAATAAGGATATAAAATATATGAATGCTAAAGCAAGTACAACTACATTAGTTGCTGACGCTCCTGCGCATCTTAAAGTGCACAGTGGTTTAGGTAATGAAATGACGGAAGGTCAAGATGATCTTGATCTTATCCCTAGAGTTAAACTACTTAGTAACTCTACTAATAATCCAGTAGATGAAACGCATGAAGACTATTTAGATCATGCTAAAGAAGGTATGTTCTGGTACAAAAGCAGTACAGAAAATTTTGTTACAAAAGAACTGCATGTCATACCACTTTCTTTCATGTCTATATGGGGTGTAACTGCTTTCCCTTATGGTTCTGCTGATCCCTTAGGTTTTTTTGTAAGTAACGGTGATGCTGAAGCTGCAATTGCTACTGCAGAAGCTTTGCCTGAAGGATCAAAGTGGGAAAATAAAGAAGTCCACCGCCATATAGTTATGGTTAAAGACCCAGAAACTGGAAAGCTTTATCCGCCTGCTATATTTGATTTAGGTCGTTCTCGACTTTATCACTCAAAAGCATGGAACAGAATGATAGATGCTGATGGTGGTGACCGTTTTGCAAGTCTTTGGAAATTACAACTCGTACGAGATGAGTTCAACAATAATAAATATTGGAACTTAGGTAATAACAAAGAAGGTACTAAAATTGCAAAAGTCGGCTGGGTAACTGACGATGATTACAATGTATGTAAAGAAACGTTTGAACAAAGTGTTATGAAAGAAGCACTTCTACTAAACGTTAAAGATACTCCTGTCAATCAAACGTTGCTGCCTGCCAGCTAAAAAAGTTGTAGCTCTGGGTGGTATTTATTATCACTCAGAGCTATTATTAAAGGCATGGATGAACATGCTTTTATAAGAAACTTACACAGTAAATTACCTTCTGATATATACAAATGGAAGATACATGACGTATATGCTGGGGGTGTACCAGATGCTTATTATTCTGGGCCAAAAGGACACTGTTGGGTTGAGTACAAATACGTACCTAAACTCCCGGCAAAACCTACTACTTGCGTTGTAAAACGCCAAGCTGTCACTCAATTACAAAAGAAATGGTTAAATACTGCTTCAGAGCACGGTCAACACGCTTTCTTAATAATTGGTGCAGAAGATAAGGTTGTTATTCTTTCCAGGGGCGAGTGGGATAGAGATATAACAAAAGAATATTTTGATGATAACGCTTTACCAATAAAAGCAGTTATACGTTGGATTGAGTCTATATGTACTACAGGACATCCAGCGACGCTGTAAATACTTGAAGTTTATCAGATTTTCCTTTGACACTAATATCATTAACAAACCTGCAATAACGTTTGCATTTGTTAGCTGTAGACTTTCCAATCAGTAAAGTTGCATTTTGATCTTTAGTGGCAGACTCTAGGCGGGCGGCGGTGTTGACGGCATCTCCTATAGCAGTATAGTCAAATCGAGTATTGCTACCCATATTACCTATTACTGCAGCACCAGAGTTTACTCCGATACCAATAGCAACCGGTGCCAGTCCTTCAGCTTGCAGTTCTTCGTTTAGTTCTTTTAAGTTCTCAACAATCTGCAAAGCACAGTCAACACCTAGTTTTTCGTGGTCATCTTGATCAAATGGTGCGTTCCAAAATGCCATCATAGCGTCTCCGATATACTTATCCACAGTACCACTGTATTGTTGAACAGCTGCTTGCTGGGCAGTTAACGCTTT